GACATTTGCTGTGTTTGACGCATTGTAGTCGTATACAAATCTATTTTCTAATTTTGCTACCGGAACCACGTTGGAAGAATTGCCATCAAAGCTAAATGTGATACTCATGGTGTTAGCTGTCAACAAGGCTGCGTTGGCTTGATTGGCCAACACGCACTGACCTACCAGATTTACCGTACCAGTTCCAGAACCAGCTGCTTTGGCTGTGAAAATATCGCCTACTCCGGCTGTGACGTCTGCGCCAATTGCGCGAAATCCTGCAACACCGGTGGTACCCAGTGCTGTTATGATATAACTGCTGTTGGCCACAATAGCGTTGGCAAATTCAGCTGTTGTTGATCCTACCAGGAACTTGGTAGCACCTTTTTGACGTATAATGTAAGCTGTTGTGTTTCCACCGCCGTTGATGTTGGCATCGCAGGCCACGACAGGATAAGCAGATGTGGGCACGTCAGTACCGCCACCACCCACCACACCCACAAACTGGCTACTGGTAAACGAAGTACTTCCCACACTTGATGCTGTCAAGTTACCAAAGTCATTGAAACCAATGTCTATGGTGGTTGATTTTTTGATTTTTAGAGGACGCCCCATTTGTTTTCTCCTTAAAGAAGTCCGATGTGAGTTCTAGTCACTACGCTGTTGGGTTGCCCGTTCAGCATAAAACGCCATATGCGTTGAACAAGTATTTATGGTAGCAAAATATTTCTTGGGGCCATGACCGCACTTAAATACTGCTATGACTGCTGACGAACTGATAGCCCATGGCAACACCCATAGAGAACAAAATAATCCTGAGGCTGCCTTGGCCTGCTATGTACAGGCCATGGCCGTAGACCGTAACTGTGCCGCTGCTTTCAACAACTACGGCAATGTATTGCGAGAAGTGGGCGAACCCAACGGTGCCGTTGCGTTTTTGCAACGTGCTATACAGCTAGACCCTGACAATATCACAGCCAGATTCAATCTAGCTGTGGCCTGGTTGTTGGCCGGAGACTACGCCAATGGATGGCCTCAATACGAATATCGCTGGCAGTACGAACACTTGGCTGGACTGTTGCCCAGTCATTCTCAACCCAGATGGACCGGACAAGATCTCACAGACAAGATTATCCTGGTCCAGGGCGAGCAAGGTCACGGTGACAACATACAGTTCATAAGATTTATCAACGATCTGGCTCGGCGCGGTGCACAAGTTTGGTTGCAGATCGACCACAGTCTTATACCGTTGTTGCAAAACTGCACAGGTATTACTCGTTTGATTTCTTATCAGGAAACTGCACACGGATTTGACTACTGGGTTCCTATCATGAGTATTCCGGCTGTGTTGGGTATCACCTTGGAAAATCTTGAGCACACACAGTTCTACCTGGCAGCAGATCCTGCTTTGGCACAAAATTGGCAACGGACACTTGGACTCAAACGACGGTTGCGTGTGGGATTTTGTTGGTCCGGCCGCAGAGATACCTGGATCAATCAACACAAGGGCATGCCATTCACAGAAATACTGCGCTTGATACAGCGCAATCCCGGCTACGAATGGATCAACCTACAGGTAGATTGTACCGAGGAAGAAAACACTGCACTAACAGCATCCGGAGTGGCCTGCTATCCAGGCTTTATACGCAATTTTGCCGATACAGCCGCGCTGATACACCACTGTGACGTGGTCCTAAGTGTTGATACTGCCATAGCACACCTGAGTGGTGCACTGGGGCGTCCAACCTGGATCATGCTCAGTTGGTTTGCTCTGGACTGGCGCTGGTTGCTGAACAGAGATTCAAGTCCCTGGTACAGCACAGCCAGACTGTTTCGACAACCACAAATGGCCGACTGGAGAACGGTCACTGATCGAATACACGAATATCTAGCCTGGTTCAAGATCTAATGCTGATTGACTGTTTTCCCTACTTCAACGAACGTGAATTACTGGAACTCAGAATCAGGCTGTTGCAAGATCATGTGGATCATTTTGTCATAGTTGAAGCTGATCAGACTTTTAGTGGTCTACCCAGACAGTTTGCAGTAAAGGATCTCTTGCGCACGCTTGGTCTTGCATCACACAAGGTAAGCGTGATTGAATTCTCACAGGCCACGCCAGTAGAGCTACAACTGGAACAACAGGATTTGTTGGCCATGTATCCAGAAGATCGTGGAGACGTTGCCAGCATCTTGGCTGTAGCACGCGAACGTATTCAACGCAATGCAATCATGCAGGTGCTGGATCAATTTGATCCGGATGCCTGGATCTTGAGCAGTGATTGCGACGAAATCATCAATCCAGATCACGTGGGTTTTGCCTTGCATGTGGCTGCCAACAATCCTGATTGTGTGGCCAAGTTGCCCTTGATAAACCTGTATGGTCGTGCAGACCTGCGTGCATATTCTCGATCAGGCTGGCCGTTTACCTGGCGAACTGCCATGAGTATTTGCTCACTTGCCGTGCTTAAAAAAACCACACCGCATCGTGTCAGATGCAGTTATAATGTACCGGTAGAAATAGTGACACCCACGCTGGATGGTGCCATATTTGACGAGTTTGGCTGGCACTTCAGCTGGATGGGCGGAGACGACTTGGTCAAGATCAAGAGCCGATCATTTGCCCACGCACCCAATCAGGGTCATAAACAACATGCCGCACAGGGATTACGATTTGAACAAGGAGAAAGTCTGACCTGGCAACCCGATTCAGTATTGCGACCGTTTCCACATGATCAACTGCCCAAGACGTTATTTGAGTTGCCCAGGGTCAGGAAGTTTTTGTTGCCGGATCTGGCGTAACAACGTATTTTCAAATTCTGGGCTGTGAAAGTATTGTTTGTTTTTTATTAATCTAGTTTTGAAACTGTGATGAGCTGATACAATCTCTTCGGAATTGGGCAATATGCTGTTGACAAATTCCACGATCATTCTAATTCTAAGTTTATGATCTGGAACCGAATCCCAGGTTTTCCAGGGTATATAATCAGGAAACATGTCAAGGCCCAGGTCCTCAAGAAACTGTGATGCTCCAACTGGCCCAACTATGACAGGAATCTGATAGGCCATAAACGGTTTGCATGTTTTTTCTGATAGCATAACTCCTTCAGTGACACTGGTTTCTGTAACCAGATTGATGGCACACTGGTTATAAACAGGATGTCCTACCCCTACATCGTGTTTTTGTGCGGTATCGTCATTGTCCAATCTGATAGGCAAGCGATTTTGGTATTGACGTACATGATTTAGTTCTGCTGTGGTCATGTACTCGGGAATTGGTAGTCGTTCTAGCACATCGCCCAAGGGAAATACAAAACTATATGCCATTTGATCAAACCATGGATACAGAACCAACTGACCAAATAGATAAATCCTGTGCCAGGATTGTGTGCTATTCAGGCACATGATACCGCTAGATTTTTCAAAACCAGCATCGTATGTGACTGTGTTGTACCACGCAGGTTGGCGGGTGCTGAACAGCCATAACAGCAATGGAAAAAACACAAAGTTGGGCTCTGGATTGTAATAATACCGGTAGTCTGATGTCAATACCCGGGTAGTAGTAACAGCCGAATACTGTTGTTGCAACACATGCGGTGTAGTTCTGCGACCAGGATCTGCGTCTGGGTATGGATTATGGGTTAGGTCTACCAGGATCAGTTGTATATCCTGTTCTTGTACGATAGCACGGACCTGCTCCAGGTCCACATGATTGAGATTGCTGTCAGTTATGATTAAACAGCGTTGATCAAAAAATTGTTCAAGATAAGATCGATCAGTGTCGCGGGCACAGAGAGAATTGAAATGGCTATAGTAAAATAACATCTACATACTTATTGGCTGGATTGGGTCTGGCCACAGTTGGCTCCGTGCCAGCGAGCGTAGCCGTTGACTGCTACCAGCCGATCACAATGTGGGCAGAGTTTTTTCTCACGTTTCTTGCCTTTGGTTGCTTCTATTTTTTTCCTGATAGTTTCTTCACTTTGTTTACGACCTGTGGCCTTGGCTCTTTGTTTGGCCCGAGTTTCTTCTGAGTGGGTTTTTCCCCACATATTATTATTTTCGCCCTGTTTAGCCAAAGATAGTTTAGCTCGGTGTTCTTCTGTTATAGGTGGTTTCTTTTTGCCAGTTGTTGCTTTTTTAAGTTTTTCAATTTGCTCCAAGGTTAGTTTTTTGCCCAGATTCTTTTGACGTATTTTATCTTTAGCTTCTTGAGTATGATGTTTACCAAACATACCATTTCCTTTACCTTTAAAAGTTTCACTTTGTAATTTGGCATATTCTTGTTTGATATTTTCGTATACTCTTGCAGTAATCTTTGTGTTGTATCTTTCTTGTCCGTGCTTCTCTGCTCGCATCATTCTTAGTGCGTTTAGCATTTTATGATGATCTTGACCTGTGGTCATTTTAACTAACAACCAATGACATACAAAATGTTCCCGAGCCGTAAGATTTACTAAATTATTTGATTCGTCTCCGCCACCAAGACTGCGCGGCACTATGTGATGACTTTCTGTATAGGTTTCCAGACGACGATTTTTGGCTCGTTCCGTAATATTTGTGTACCATTGTTTGTATTTGTTCATATATTTATTTATGTTTGTTACTTCAATAATAACATATTTAGGTACAATAGTCAACAAAAAACCACCTTGCGGTGGTTTTTGTCTTCCCATCCCTGAGAAATAAACAAACAATCTCTGATTAGGAGAATGATAAGTTTTGAACGGCAATCTCTCCCACATAATCTGCTGCGTTACCGAAGGAACTTGCAGTATTGGTGAGCTCCACGAATCCGTAGCGAGTCATAAATGACACGACTGGTTCGAAGGTTGACGGATCTAGAACAACGCCACTGCTCATTAACGGAATGTATGGGCAGTAGAACGCAGCAGCATCAGCTTCTGAAGTGCCTTTGTAACCTACTAATACACTTGCTGTGTCTTGAGCATAGCTGTTTACAAACACACGCATAGCACCGTTTAAAGTACCAACAAACTTGGTGTTTGTAGGAGCTTCAAAAGTACCTTCAGTTGTGCGAGCAAACGCTGAAGTTGTTGCAGATTGTAAAACAGTTAAACTTGCTGGACTAACAACACACCAGTTACCAGCGCCACGACGTGTACGCTGAGCGATCAAGTTTGCAGTACGATTGATAAGAACAGCCAAAGCAGCATGCTCGTCACCAACGAATGTAGCAGTACCAGATACAGTAGCTTGGTTGTATGTAAACTCAGTTGCAGCCAAAGTACTCAAGCTCAAGAGAATCTCTTGATCAATCTCAGCTGTGATCTCTTGTGCAAGAGCAGCCATGATTTCTGCTTCAACGTCAATGCCATGCATGGCTTGTGCGTCTTGTGCAGATTCAAAAGTCCAACGTGCTTGTAACTTACGAGTCTTGGCTTCAACAGCCTGTTTCAAGATCTGTACAGAGATTTGCTTACCGCCAGTACCTTCCATGGTAGCTGTGTTGTTGCCAGTGTAACCACTAGCACTAGCAGTGCCTGATGGAACTGTGGAGTATGCAGTTGCAATAGTGAACGGGCTTAATGCTTCTTGGCCGGCTGTTACACTAGTTGCTGCTTGGCTGTTGTCAGTCAAGCTGTTTGCGTATCTTACACGCAGGGTATGGATCTGACCTACAGGACCTGTCATTGGCTGAACACCAACCAACTCGTTAGCGATAACTGTTGGCATAACACGTCTGATAACTGGTAGAATCACTCTGTTTAATGTAGCGATGTTACCACTGCTGGTAGAACCAGTTGATGCGTTTTCACGCAAGTACTTCTTGGTATTTTCAAGGATCACGCTCATAGATGAACGCTTTGAGCCGTTTAAGCCTTCTAGCAATGCATCTTTAGTCTCATCCCAACGACTTTCTAATAATTCTTGTGACATTTAAGTCTCCTTTTTTTCTATCTGATTTTACAGCCCTGCCAGACGCTTGAGGTCGATCACATTACTGCGATCTTCTTCCTGGACACGGGCAGATTTATCGCCAGTTGCAACGGAAACGTTTTCGGTAATCACTTTACTAGCTTTTACAGATCGGTCTGCCAACACAGCTGGTAGATACTTTTCGAAAGCACCGGACAATCTATTTGTCTGTACACTTTCCAACAAATTACGCATTACAGCTGCCTTTTCCTGGTTTAAAGGAGCCAGCAATTCTTCCATGGCGCTTTCGCGCTGATTGGATTCTTTGATTATGCGTATTTCGCGTTCTTTACTCTCAACTAAAGTTTTTGCTTTAGCACCGAGTTTGATGGCTTCGCCTAGTTGCTGTTCTCTTCGAGCAATAACATCATGCAACTTACGAACTTCTGCTTTCTCATTTAAGTGAGTAGCACCAAATTCTGCTGCGTATGCTTCAAAGATTCTACGACCAAAATTGTTCTCGCGAGCAACTTTGATGTCTTCCTGCAACTGACCAAGTTCAGCCTTGAGATGACGGCCAACAGCGTTGGACATTTTCCGAGCACTTTCTGTTACAAAACGTGCCTTGAGTGTTTCCAACTGTTTGCGAGCTTCACGCACTAGACGAACTTTAGTTTCAACAACATCTTGTTTGTCTTGTGCAAATTCACGAATCTCACGTGCAAGTGCATGTACCACAAAGGATTCTAACTTAGCAACGCCTTCTGTGTGCATCTTGCGATCTTTACGCAGTTCACCGATTTCTTCAGCCAATTTGGTTACCATAAAGTCGTTAAACTTGGTGGAACTTTCTTTCATTTTGGCCTGGAACCGGACACGATCTTCTGCAAGTGATTGCTTTTCAGCTTTTACCTGCTCGAGTTCTACTGCAAGACCTTCTGTTACCATACGATCTAGGGCTTCCACCATTACTGTCTTGTCATGTTCATAGCGTTGTGCAAACTCTTCGCGGAGTTCTGCACGGACTTGTTCACGAGCTTCATTTAGCTTGGCTTCCCAAGCTTCAGTGATCTCGCTACGAGTTTCCTCGTTGATCAAGTCGCTATCTAGTAACGGTTTTAAACTATCTAACATAGCGTTATTTCCCCTCTATTTTGAGATCTTTGATCAGGCGCATTACTTCCTGTTTCAAATATCTCTGTACCTTGTTGTCCGATCCGGCTTCTTTTGCCATCTCCAGAATTCTATGTCCGCCACGCATGTTAAGCAGGCCTTCGTAGATTGCTGTGGGATACGCATTTGGTGCGCTGGGTTGGGCAACCACATCCACAGTGACGATTTCAAAGTCACTGACATGTCCGTTGGAGTCGTTGACATTTCCTGATCCACGACTACTAACACCTAGTTTTACACCGCTGGTTAACATGGTCTTGACCAGTTCTCCCATTGGTGTAGGTAATATTTTTAATGTGCCATAACCGCAAGGGCCTTCCATCCACATACGTTCAATCATGTGACTGACTCTGTCCAGGTTGATTTTTAAATCATCTGGATGATCAACTTCGCCTAAGACACTGTGGCCAGTCTTGATCTGTTCATTGATGGTGTCGACTGCGTTGGCTATTTCACTCACAGGATATACACGCTCGTTGGCGTTTCTTACGCCGCCCTCGATGCAAATACCTTTAAGTTTTAAAGTTTTGCCTCCGGAACCGTCCGCAGCTTCTTCCGTCAACAATTCAATGTTGGCCTGGTTGAAGCTGAGGTGTTCTTTTAGATATCGAGCCATATCTTGTTATTATCCTTTTGGAAAAGGAGTTCTGGTGTTTGTACCACCTGCTTGTGCTGTCGTTGGCTTTGGGGCCGCAGATTGCTTGGCATTGCTACCACCTTTGCCAGGAACATTTTTAAATGTGCCAGCTTGTGGTAAATCGCCTGTTTTTGGAGCTGGACGACCTTGTGCAGTGTCACCAGTCATTCGAACTGGACTAGCTGCCATGCCTCTAGCGCCTGAGTTAGCAGGAACTACACTTTTGGTGTTAGCACCGTCGTCGCCCATTTTTGGCACAGCTACTTTGTCTAAAGTAACAGCTTCCATCATTGCTTCGTCGTCACCAAATGCCATTGTGTCGTCTTGTGCAAGAGCATCACCGGCCAATTCGTCACCCATTTCGCCATCTAAATCGCTGTCGATACCGTCATCTTCACCGCCCATGATAGCTTCAAATTCAGCCATTAGTTCGTCTAACTTGTCTTCCAAGTCAATAACTCTGTCTTCGATGTTGTCTTCGGCTTCTTCGTCATGGTCATATTCCATGTCTTTTGTCATGTCTTCGCCATCTTCTTCTGCTTCGTCGTCAAATTCTACATCAGACTCGGCTTCTTGCATGCCTTGTTCTTCTGACTCAACATCGTCGATGAGATCGTCGCTGGCATCGCCACCAATGGAATCCATGCCTTCTTTTACTTTACGACCGTGTTTGTAATCGTATTCTAAATCTTTTTTGACTTTGTCAGCATCACGTTCGGCGCGGTCATCTGCTTTTTCATCATGTGACTCTTCGTCTAACTCTTCGTCTTCTTCTTCGTTCATGAGGTTCTCGTAGATTTCACGAGATTTTTCAACCACGATGTCGTGGAAAAGTTCTTTGGCTTTCGCCTCTTCATCATTGATCACATATTCGATCAACTGTTCAAATTTCGATGTCATAATTTCTCCTTAAGTAATGGCTCGTATATTACTTACATGAGATTGGTAATATTGGTACTTTTGAGGTGTAAAACTGGTAGTTTTTGAAAGGAATTGTGACTGTAGTATTACAGTGCAGGAGCAGACGGAGCAGGTGCATATTGTTGCTTGACCAGCTTGAGTTTTTCTTTGTACTCAAAACTCCTGACGTCATTCATCTGGCGCAGTTTGTTTAACTGGCGCAGAGTCAGGCGAGTCTTGCGTAGATCGCCCAGGGTAGGTTGGCTGTTGTCCTGGCCAAGATCTTGGTAGCCAGGTGCAGCACGGTCGTATATTTCGTTAAGGATCATCGTGTATTTATAACGGAGGCACTCCGCCAGCGGCTCCACCGGCAGGTGGTGCACCGGTACCCGGAGGTTGTCCAGCTACAGCAGGTGTAGCACCTGGTTGTCCTGCATCGGGCATGATTTCGGCACCAGCCAAATCTTCGCCAGCTGTGATGTCACTTTCCATGCCAGCAGGAGTAATGCCAATGCTACGCAGGTCTTGACCTTGTGTGGTTTCAACTTCGGGCTCTTCGCGTTCTTCTCTCCAGGACACTTCGTTTTCCATGATCTCTTCGTCGGTTAGACCCAAGAAACGCTTCATCATGAATCGTTTGCTCATGTACGGCAACTGTTCCAGCTGTGTAAACGAGCTGATGCGACTGTTGTCCATTTCAGCCTGGCGGTATGTGGCAAAGTTTTGTGGCTCGCAAAAGGCAATACTAAACAGACTGGAGTCAATGTTGAATCCTCTCCAGTGCAGGAACATTTTGAATTCATCATCCAGTTTCTGCATGATCAAGTTTTGTAGACGTTTGCAATACTGGTTGAAACGATATTCTTGTATGAGTGCTGTGCCCACTTTGCCGTCGGTAAATGCACGGTCTGAGTCGTCCGGACCGGTGGGCAAGTAGCTACTTGGCACACGCAT